AGGTATAGATTGTTTAGCACCTACATTAGAGGAATCATCTCTTACTAATTGTGTAAAATTTATTATTTCTCCATCTCTTAAATTTAGACTTGATTGTTGTTGTTGGGTTAAAACAAATCTAGTAGGATTATCTTTTCCTGTATTAAATATTCTATTATTTCCTTGTACAATAGTGTGATTGTCTAAACCAATTTTAACAATAGTTTCACCTACTCCTAAAGTTGATCCAGGGCCTCCTTTATATTTATATAAATCTGAATTTGAAGGATTTTGGATTTGATTTGTAAGAAGAGGAGATAATCTACTTTTATTACCATCTGGGGTGCCAACTGGTTTATAGTCTATAGCATTTAAATAAGTAGGGAAACCTGCACTATCACTAGTATTTGTAGGGGCAAAAGGATTTAAACCTTGTTTATTAAGATGAATACCACCTGCTCCAACTCCTGCTTGTGCTATAGTACCTAAAGGACTATAAATACCTTGATTTAAAGCTGTATTTTTTCTAGCAAAATCTACTATATTATTAGCAGCATTTTCTAAAAAATTACCTATTGCTCCACCTCTACCAATACTAATATTAGAAGGATCTTGATTTTGATTAAATGTTTCATAACCAATAGTTGTATTAACATTAGCTAATGACAATAAATTTTGTTTAGCTATAAATAAAGGTCCTGTTGCTTTAGTAGGGTTTAAAAGGAGTTGAGTTAATCTAGATGCATCCTCAATAGATGCTTGTAGTGAACCTTCTCTTAATAAAAAATCAGGAGCACCTCCCATTTTACCAGCTTGTATTTTAATACCATTTACATCTCTACCATTACCCCCTATTAAGGTTAATCTTGCAGAAGTCTCATCATTAAAATCCTTTACTAATTGTTTTTTTACATAAGGTTGCCCACTAAATCCTTCACCATATTGGTCCCTACTATATCTTAAGGTCCTTAAGTTTGTTTTTAGAGTAATAAGAGGAATAATTTTTTGGGGGCTAGCCATATTATCTAGGCATATTTTCTTCGTACTTAACAGAGTCTACTATACCTGCCCCTGAGAGTCCAACTGAAGTTGGTTGGGGAATTGAGTTTATAGTAGCACCAAATTGACCTATCCAACTAGGTGAAATATTATCTGCTCGAGGGGTATTTCGAGTAGAATATTGGAAGTGAATTGTACCATTATCTGAAGACAAATCAGCTGCACTTCTACCTGCTACACTGTAATCTCGACCATCATTCATAGAAAGGAGAGATCCTTCATTTTTCAACATATGTTGTAACCCAATATTAGAAGGTTTTTTCTTTCGTGGAGTCATAATTTTATTAGTTTAGTTGTATTAATACTTTATTATACATATTAGGTTATTGTACCTCATATAGTCCTACTGGAGATAGTTCGGGTTTTTTAGCATTTTGCATTATAAGAGATTCTAATAATTGATTAGTTCTTTCACCTGTTTTATTTGATCCACCTCCTAGGTTTGTTCCTGCTACTACAGCTACAGAATCTTCATTATTTAAAGCAATAGTATCTTTGCCACTTTTTATAATAGTGTCACCATATCCTGTTGTTGGGACTATCGCATCATCTGCTTTTGTAATATCACTATAAGCTCCTAAAGCTAATCCTACACCAGCACCAATAGGACCTCCAGCTGCAAAACCTGCTAGCGCTCCTGTAATACTACCTATAACAGGTTTAAAAAATGAAATTAATTTAGCTAAAATCCCAAATGCTCCGTTTAGTATATCTATAAAAGGCATAAATGCTGTAACTACATCTCCTAATAAACCTTTTAGTTTTGCTACAGAAGCATTAAATTTTTCTTGTGCTGTTTGAGCCTCTAATCTATCAGCTAACTCATCTTTTCTTAATGCTCTTAATTCACCAGCGGTTTTACCTTGTATATCTTGTTGGAATAAAATATCAGCTAATTGATCTGATTGCATTCCCATAGCTTTGGCTAATGCCTCTTGCTGAATTACATTCATTTTAGAAAACTCAGTATAATCACCAGCTTCTTTTCTTAACTCTTTAGCTACAGTAACCATATCTCCATTTAAAGAGGCTTGTCTTGCTGTTTCTAAGTTAATATTTTTTCCTAAAAGTAATTCTGCTTCTAATTCTGCTGTAATAGAAGATTCAAAATCTAATAATGCTTTACTAGCATTTGCAACATCATTTAAACTTCCACCAAATAGTTTGGCTTGTGTAACTGCCGCCGCTATTGTTTCTACATTAGAACCTAAGTTAGCTCTAATAGTACCTGTTACTTTTCCACTTTCCTCTAAAATTTTTCTTAAATCAAGTTGAACTCCTGATTGTCTTTGGAGTTCATAACTAGTACCTAAAGCGTCTTTATATTGATCTTCAAAATTCTTACCTGTTGTAACAGTTGCTGCCGCTAACATACCTGCGGATTCTGCACTAATGCCTACTTGTTTAGTTAATTTAGTAGTAGTAATCAATGTTGCATCATCAAATAAAGTAGGGAAACCAAATTGTTTACTTAATGATGTAATAGTTTCAAGTAAAGCAGTAGTAGAAATATTAATATTTTCTGAGGAAGCAGCTGCGGAAGCAAATCCTTGTCTTAAATCTGTAGCTTCACTAGCAGATAAAGCTAATGATTTTTGTAATTCAACAGTTTGTTTATTTACTTTAAGGAATTCTTCACCAAATGATTTAATAATAAGTAAGGCTCCGGATTTTGCTAAAGCCCCTGATAATGCTTTTGCTCCACCAGCTAGTGTAGATTTGGAAGCTACAGAAGGTTTGGATATTTTAGAAAAATCTGATTCTGATACACCTTTCGCTTCAGCCATTTTCTTCAGGTTCCCCCATTGACTGTTACCTTTAATTATAATTTTATCATCAATCCCCAATCTTTGCAACATGAGTTTATTAAAACTTATACCAGTTTTAAATTGCTCTATATCTAACTTCCTTTGTTCCTTTGCTGCTTTTACTTGTAATTCAGCTGCATTTCGACTATTAATATTTTCAAATTTAATATCTCTAGAAGCCTTAGCAGCTTCTTCAAACGGAGTAGCAAATGCTTTAAATATGGGTATTGATTTGGCTACTTTTTCTAAAGCACCAAATGTTTTTACTGATCTATCCCCTAATACTTCTTTTTGAATATTTATTCCTTCTTTAAGAGCCTGATTATAATCCTCTTGTTCATCTATTCTAGCTGAAATTTCTTCTTTTTCTTGTTTTGAAAGTTTTCCGTATTTTAAAGCAAATTCTAATTGTTTAAATTGAAGGTTTGCCTTATCTTGTAAATTCTTTATTTCTTTTTTAGATAAAATTTCATTATTTAGTTGAATTCCTAGAAATTTATCAGCTATACTAACTAAGGATTTAAATGAAGATTTGGATAAAGATAAAGCATAATTACCTTTAGTTAACTCTTGAACACTATTTTTTAAAGAAGTAGAAAAGTAATCCAACTCACTATTTATAGCATTTAATTCTCTTTTTAATCTAGCAAGTTCTTTAGTAGCCTCTCCAACATCTTTAAATGGTTGAGTATTTTCTAGTTTACCTAATTGCTTATATAATTTAGCAAGTTCTTTATTTATTTCCTCTAAAGATGGATTAGCCATTAGTTGTTATTTTGTTATAAATATTATTACTTATAACCTGTTTTACCTTTGTATGGTGCACTAGCTTCTTTAAATGCTTCTTTATTTACTTTACCATCTGGGGTTACTAATGAGGTAGTACCTTTTTTAGCTGCAGGTTGTGATGCTTTTTTCTCTTCCTCATAATATTTTTTTATTTCAGAAAAAGTATAAGTTCTCAACCATATAGGCATATTGTATACAGTTACATAGTCATATCCTCCTTTACCATGAAATAGGATTTGATGTATTTGGGAAAATAAATTTAATCTAAATTGTGGTGCTATATCAAAACTCAGGCCAAAAAAAGTTTAGGCCAATAGGAATAGCCACCTCCTCACCATTATCAAGTATATAATTCATATCAACATCTGGTTGAGTATTTTTTATATGCTCTCTAAATGCTCTAGAATCTATAGCTAATAAATAGTTATCTACAAAATCATTAATATCTTTTTTTTCTGTATGACCATCTACTGAGACAATCATTTGTTTTAACCTAGTAGTAATCCCAGTAAAAGAATCTTTATTTAATTTTTTAAGTGCTTCAATTTCTCTGTCTACTGCCTTTTCATCCCTACCAGTTAAAATCTTGTACTCAATAACAGTACCTGATGATTCCATAGTGTAAGAAAATAAATTTGTACCCCTATTTATAGAAGATTCATCAAATTCTTTATTTGTTAACCTTGATAAATCTAAAGAGTATTCTATATCTTTAATGGATACATTATATTCTTTACCATAGCCTAATATTCTAGCTGCTATAAAGATAGCATTTTTATCACCTGTGATTAAATCATCAATATTAATATCTTTATTTACTATTAGGGATCTTAAAAGTTTATCTAATACTACTCCTTTTTGAATATAAGCTTGATTACTAAGAATATCTTCTTCTTTAGCAGTCATATACTTTAATTCTACTTTACCACTTGAGAGTGGATTTGATTCGGGATATATTAATCCTTTTGATGGTAATTCTACTTCTTCAGTAGGAAATTTAAAATCAGACATATACTTTATTTTAGTTTATAACATTATCTTCAGTCATACATATAAAGATAAAAAAAAGCTTGACAAAAGCCAAGCTATTTATAATTTATTTTATTATATTAATTAGAAATTCAATATACAGTAATCAGGTTGGAGTGTCATAGCTATTTCTTGAGCAGAATTTTCTTCATCCCAACTGTAATCTCCAAAGTTAGCATCTACAATTTGAGATCCTTTAAGAATCCATTCAGAAACAATATCACCTACAGGTCCAAGTACATTTAGAGTTAGATCTTTTTTATAAAAATCACTATACCCATCTCTACCCGTTACTGATTCGTGGTGTAATCTAACCCATTCCATCACGGCTTGTGCTCCTGATGGGGATATTGGATCAAATAAAGTCATATTAATGGTTCCCCACACACTTTTACCTTTTACATATCTTTGGAGATTAATATGATTTAGATTCACTACTCCTTGATTTAAGGTTACAGCACTCATACCTTTAATTTGGAATGATGGTATACCATCCATATAAAGAATAAACCTATTCTTTTGTTTGGGTTCAAAAGGTGTGAAAAATATATCGTTTGGTCCTATTACTGCCATTGTATTTTATTTTATTTATTATAAATATTAGTTTATTTAAAAATTATTATTCTGGGAATGTTGCTCCTGTTGGGAGTACATTGAAATCTAGGATAATAAATTCTGCTGTTTTAGTAGGTTGTAAATAAATTTGACCTATTAACTGATTTCTATCTACCACATCTGGTGTA